CCGCCCGACGATTTTTTTGAAAATGGGGGTTTTCCGGTAAAGTGCTATCATTTGACTGTCTTTTGAGTGCATACACCGGACAAAATCAGCCATACAATATCCATAAGCCTGTTTGAAGGGGGTATTGTATGGCAACAAACAAGCGTGTTTTCACCTTGCGCCTATCTGATGAAGTCTTTGACAAGATCGGGGCGCTTGCAACCCGTGAACACCGATCCATTACCAATTACATTGAATTTGTTCTTCTGAAACACTTGGAAGAAGTGGAAAAGGCGAAAGGAACGATCAATGTCGATAATTCACCCAAAGGGGTATAACTGAAAATGTCTGTCCTGAAGCAAAAGAGAACCACAAGCAAGGCCGAGTTCATCAACACGGCCAATCAGATTTATGTTGAAACCCTGAACTTCCTGACCCGTCTTTCAGCCCGGTATTCCCGGTTGATTGCGGAGCCGGTGGCAAAGTTGGCCGGTGAGATCATCGACCATGCGGAGAAGGCCAACAGTATCTTTCCTTCGGACAACCAGCGCATTGAAATGAGGAAGGCCCATCTTCTTGAAGCACGGGCTTCCCTGATGGCGCTGGATGTTCGCTTGACCCATGTTTACCTGATTCTGAACCAGAACCCGGAAGGGGCCTTTACCACTTCCAAGGGGAACCCGGTGAAGTCACAGGATGCAATGGAAAAGCTGGATAAGATGGCCCAAAACTTGGGTGAACTGATCGACAAAGAAAACGAACTTCTGAAAGGGGCAATCAAAAATGTAACAGCAAAACAGAAATAATTTCCCATTAGGTGTGCAACTGATAATGAGCCTGTTGGCGGTGTGGTGGTGGCTTCGTTCCCCTAATTACAACAACAACAATAATTTCCAGAATGTCAACACGGATGGCAACAACAACAATAACAATGCCAATTACTGTGCTGGTGTGCGGCCCGGATTTTGCAAATATACACGGTCAAATGTAGTAACAGAAGGCAAACGGCTTTTCAGGTGAAAGACGACCGATGTAAAAGGAGTTGTACTTCCTTGGGTTTCAATCCCTAAAACTGCCCTTTGATGCCCTTACACGGACGCTTCTTGCATGGTGGGTGATCGTGCCTTAACCCATTTCATGTGTAAGAGCAAAGCATTTTAGACGGCACCCTACAACACATTTGTACAAGGGGCGAATACTTTTATTATGACAAGCCAAGAACGGCATGAAGCAAGGTTCCAGCGCCGCAAAGCAAAGCGGTTGGAACGAAAACAGGCCCGGTGTAATAGCCTTGGGCCAATGAATAAAGTTTTTTCCTATCGGAAGATGTTCTTCTATGGGAAAAAGTGCTGTAACGGGGTACGGTGGAAGCAAAGTGTTCAAAACTTTGAAGGCCACCTGTTTTCTGGTACGGCAACACGGCGGCGAACGGTGTTGGAACAGACTTGGAAGCCCAAATCCTGTTCCCATTTCACCCTTCGGGAACGGGGAAAAATCCGCCCGATAGATGCCCCGCACATTACGGATCGACAAATCCACAAAACCCTGTGTAATGAAGTCCTGATCCCGTTGTATTCGCCTTCCATGATCTATGACAACGGAGCGAGCCAAAAGGGGAAGGGCCTTCATTGGCAGTTCAAACGGATCAAACAACAGCTTGGATGGCATTACCGGCGTTATGGCCGGGAAGGTGCTGTGTTGCCGTTGGATTTGAAAGGGTTCTTTCCAAATGCTTCCCACGCCCTGTTATATCAGCGGCACCGGGAATTGATTTTGAATCCTGAACTTCAAAACTTGGCTGATACTGTGATTCAATATTCCCCATGCCCGACACCGGGCCGGGGCTTGCCTTTGGGCGTGGAGCCTTCCCAACAGGAAATGGTGGCGTTACCAAGCAAAATTGACCAATGGATCAAGTGTCAGGCCCGTGTTCATTGCGCCGGTCATTACATGGATGATTACTATGCTTTCTTTCCCACGGTGGATGAAGCAAAGCTGATGGGCCATGAAATTGTAAGGCGTTTTGAAGCCGCTGGAATCCGAGTGAACAAGCGCAAGTGTAAGGTGATCCCGCTTACAAAGCCGTTCCGGTTCTGCAAAGCCCGGTTCACACTTACCGAAACCGGCAAGATCAAGGTGAATGGAAGCCGGGATGGAGTGAAGCGGGCAAGGCGAAAACTGAAGCTGTTTCACAGGGAGTTCAAAGAGGGAAAACGATCCTTCTTTGACATAGAACAATACATGGAGTGCCAAAGCGCCTATTACCGGAACTTCAACGATCATGGCCGGTTGTTGCGGTTGCGGCGGCTTTACCATGCAATCTTTTTCGGAGGTGGACAATGTTTAGAATCATCAAAGCCGGGGTCGGTATCGGCCTGACCGAGAACCTGAACTACATCAAGAAAGCCGAAAATGGTTGCTACATCCTTTGCCCGGAGCATGACGCTTCGGGCATTGTTTTTGAGGGTGTGGCTTACCATTTGTTGGGCCGTGCCGCTATGGACGAACTGGAAACTGTGAGTTTGGAGGAAACGGACGCAGGAACCGAGATCACCAAAGCCACAGAAGCCGGTGGAATCGTCTTTGTGACCTTGGCGGAAGCCGGGAGCATTGACGCTGAAACGGCGGCGGAACACGCTGATTTGTTCGCTGAATGGGCTTTCCCTGTTGGCTACACGGTGGGGCAGATTCGCCGGTATAACGGAACCCTTTACAAGTGCGTTCAGGCCCATACTTCCCAAGCGGATTGGACACCGGACACGGCTTCCAGCCTGTGGAGCAAAACGAGTGATCCCGCTGAAGAATGGCCCGAATGGAGCCAACCGGTGGGAGCGCATGACGCTTATTCCAAGGGGGCAAAGGTGAGCCATAAGGAAAAGCATTGGATTTCCACGGTGGATTCCAATGTGTGGGAACCCGGTGTGTACGGGTGGGAGGAAAGCACGGATGGAGTATAAGACCTATGTTTGCCGTAAACGGGCAAGGTTCAAGGCGATTTGCGGACAAGTGAACATTCCGTATGGAACCACCCTGAATGGTCAGGGTGGTTTTCTGATCCTGAATGATCTTCCGGTGTGTTCGGCCACCAGCCAAAACGCCTATGACTTCTTCACACAGAATGATGATGGCATGGGGCAGGAACGGGGCGAACTGTTGAACCGGATCATTCCCAAGCTGGAAAAGCGTGATGCCGGGTATCAGGCCCGGTGGGGGAAGATTTGGGAAGATGCCCTTTGTCAGAAGTACAAGCGCCCGGATCAGGAAGAACATTGGATTTGGAACTTCGACTTCTACAACGGCCCTGTTGAGGATTTGCGCTATATTGCCGCCCTGATCGGGGCCTGATAGAAGGGAAAAGTCATGACGATTTATCAGGTGTTGTGCTTGATTGGTGTTCCCGCCTTGATTTTGGCAGTATTCAAATACCTGTGGAGCCAAATCAAGCATAACACCGAGGATTCCAAGGCTTTGAAGGCCGGTATTCAGGCCCTTCTTCGGGCGCAGATGATCAGCGATTTCAATAAGTATTCCGAAAAAGGCTATGCCCCAATCTATGCACGGGATAATTTTGAAAATTGCTGGAAGCAGTATCATTCTTTGGGGGTGAATGGGGTGATGGACGATCTTCACAGAAAATTCTTGGAGTTGTCCACCGATCCCCCGGAAGAATGAGCAGACGAACCAAAAAGCCAAAGCGTGAGTTTTCCAAGCTGATCCTGTATGTGGTGGGGGCCGTAACTGTTGGGGTTACGGCCTTCACCCTTATCATGGTTTGGAAAACTGAAAACCTTGAACCGCTGGCCTATTTGATCCCCGCCATATTTGCTGAATTGGCAACCGCAACCGGGTTTTACTATTCCAAAGCCAAAGCCGAAAACCGGATCAAACTTCGGAAGTTGTATGGCCCGGAAATCTATAACGATGCAAAGGAGATTTGAAACCATGCTGAACGCTGTTTTGAACAATCTGATCAATATTGGGTGGGCCATGCTGATCTTCCTGTGTGCGTACCTGTCCAATGTTGCTTTTTCCCTTTACTACAACATCAAGGTTTTGCTTCAGCCCTTCGACAGACAGAAAATGATCAATTCCGGGCTGAAGGTTGCCACCTTCGTTGTGGGCCTGACCTTGCTTTGTGTAGCAATCACCACCCTTCCGATTTATGCGGATCAGCTTGGGTGGGCAATCCCGGAAGAATACACAGAAATTTTTGCTGATTTGGTTATTGTGGGCGCTGTGCTGATGGTGTCTTGTAAGTATATCGCAGAAGCCTTCGCCAAGTTCAGGGCCATTCTTCAGGTGAAAGGAGATACAGAAAATGAGTAATTCCCCCCTTGCAACCTATACCCGGATCACGAAAAACAAAACCAGCCCCCGGAACCATGCCATTGACACCATCACGATTCATTGTATCGTTGGGCAATGGACAGCAAAACAGGGGTGTGATTATTTCGCCACCACAGACCGGCAATGTTCCGCCAACTATGTTGTTGGTAAGGATGGTTCCATTGGCCTTTCCGTGGATGAAAAGGATCGTTCTTGGTGTTCCAGCAACGGCACCAATGACAACCGGGCAATCACCATTGAAGTTGCTTCCGACACCACCCACCCTTACGCCGTCACCGCCAAGGCTTATGCGGCTCTGTTGGATTTGGTAACGGATATTTGCAAGCGCAACGGGATCAAGAAGTTGGTGTGGAGTACGAACAAGAATGACCGTGTGAATCATCGGAACGGATGCAACATGACCGTTCATCGTGACTTCGCCAACAAAGCCTGTCCGGGGGAATATCTTTATTCCAGACACGGGGAGATTGCCGCAGAAGTCAACAGAAGGCTTCAGGGCGCTTCCAATGGTGGTGGGGTAGTAGTTACACCCCCAGCCGCAGAAAAGCCCACAGGCGGCACCATAGGGGCCACCGTGACCCCTTACCATGTGCGGGTGAAGATCACCAACCTGAATATCCGTAAAGGCCCCGGCACAAACTACGGTGCAACCGGCTACATCCAGCCCGGTATTTATACCATCGTGGCTGAAAGCACCGGCAAAGGTGCGGCCAAGTGGGGCAAACTGAAAAGCGGTGCCGGGTGGATTTCCCTTGACTACGCCACTAAAACCTGACCATGAGAAAAGGCCCTTCCGGTTCAAGCTGGAAGGGCCTTTTTTGCGTGTTTCTACTATGTTACTAATAACCCCGATTTCACCGAACTTCAAAGGGCTGAAATGTTCAGTATTTGGGTGCTTCAGAGCGTTGCAGAGTAGAAATATTTATGGTACAATAAAAACAGACGAACCCCGAGCCCTTGATTTTTCAGGGGTTCGGGGTTTTCTTGTTACTAATGTGTGTATAGTTCAGCGTTCAGCGGCCTAAAATGTTCACCGGTTTGAACCCTATGGAATCAGTTCCACGGTGGCCTTCAGTTCGTCCAAAGTCTTGTGATTATAGACCCGGTTTCCCGTGTCCTTGGACACATGACCCATGAGCAAATCAATACATTTCCGGTTGGCCCCGGCGCTATCCAATTTGGTTTCAAAGGTGTGGCGGCATTCGTGCGGGGTATGGTTCAGCTTCAGGGCCTTCATAATATCCGCCCAAAATATCCGGTATTGGGTTTGATTGCAAATCTTCCCGTTGTAGCTGATCAGCCGGGGGCCACCTTCGGCAAGCCGCCGTTCAATCAAGGGCCTGATCTTTGGATGGATGGGAACAATGCGGTTCTTACCGGCTTTCGTTTTGGTGCCGCCCTTCATCGTGCCTTCCTTCAAGTCTATATCTTCAGGTTTCAGGTTCAGAAATTCAGAGATACGCCACCCGGAATATAGCAAGATCAAAACCGTATCAACCCAAGGATCAGACTGATGTTCCCACACCGTTTTGATTTCATCGTTGGTGAACGGAAGGCGGCTGGTGGGCGGTATTGGATCAGAAGTCAGAAGTTCGGAGAAGCACCGGTTTATTATATCCATTTCAAGGGCGAACCGGTCAAGGTGGCCCCACAGGTTCTTGATGGCCGCTTGGGTGCTATACCCTTTCCCACAACCATCAATGGTTTCTTGCATTTGATAGGATCGCAGTTGTTTATAAGGCTTGTTCACATACGCTGAACAATGCTTGAACGCTGAACAGAGGGAAGAACGGTTGGATTCCCCCAGCTTCGGGGCCTTCTTTTCTTTCCAGAGGTCAAAAAGCTGTTGAAGGGTGATCTTGGCCCGGTCAACATCCCAAGGATCACGGTTGTACTCAGCAAGCATGATGTTCCCGGCTTCACGGGTTTCAGCATAGCCGATAATGTCATAGATGGGGTGGCCTTTGTCATTCCAACCTATGGTTTTCTTCACAATGTATGGGCGGCGGCGTTGGCCTGATAGCTTTGCAACCGTTCCATACCCGTTTGGATTTCGCATTATATCACCTGAACTTTCAAAATTGGGTATGGCAAAGCTAAACCCCATGTGATATAATGTTCAAAGGGCTTTGAAACATTAACTTCAAAAGGGTTTGTTTCGCCTGACCGCTTCCGGTGTGCAAGACCGGGGGCGGTCATTTTTTTTTTGCATTTGTTCCATATCCGTTCCGCTTAAAATCCTTGCGGGGTGTGGCTTTGAGAGAATGGAACACTTGGAACGGATATTATATTACTTCAAAGAGTAGATAAAAAAATATATAAAAGAAAAAGAGTATATAGAGAACCGGCGCTTTATCTGTTCCACCTGTTCCAAAGCCTTGATTTTCCTGTGTTTTCAGGGATTGGACGGCGGAACGGATGTGGACAGATCGAGTTTGGCAAGTTCACCTTTGACCTGTTCCAGAACTTCAGGATATTCAGAATCAGGGTTCATGGAATATTGATCTTCGTATTCTTTCAGGGTGTTCAGATACCGGTTCCAATGGGTGGCTTTGGCCTTTGCGGTTTTCAGTTCATCAATCTTGGCTTTCTGATCGGAATAGGAATCCAACAAAACCCGTTCTTTCTGATTATCAGCCGCCTTGAAGAAAGAAGCTGGAAGATCAGATGTGTAAGGGATGATCCCGGCCTTGGCCGCTTGATCCACCGTCAGGGCTATTTGCATACCATATTCATAGCGGGAAAAGAATGTTTCAAGGTTCTTCGTCTTTTCAAAGATGTTCAAACAATCTTGAACAATCCGCACATGGTTTTTGGCTTCTGCTACGGTGTAGGCCCCCGGCATGGATTTAATAGCCCGTTCCGGGTTTAGATTGGAATGAACCTGAACGGTGGGTTCTGTTTTGGGTGGGGCCTTCTGTTTTGGCTTTCTTTTTCGCAGAAGTAGGAACAGGAAGAACCCCATAATGACATCCATTATGATGAACACGGGGCGGAGTTCTGGCGCTTCTGTAAAAAACATGATTGTGTAGACGATAAACCCGAAACTGAAAAAGAAGATTCCAAAGCCTTTCAAGAACTTCTTCACCGAATCACCTTCTATCTAATATCGCTTTGGAAGGCTACGGCTTTTCCAAGAATTCTGATATGGTTCAGTTCTTCACCGGTATAAATCAAATCTTCATATTTAGAGTTTTCGGCCTTCAGAATCAGCAAGTTCTTTTCAGGATAATAGTTCACCCGCTTCAAAGTAGCTTCATCATCAATGATAACGGCGGCAATTTCACCATCATCAACCATATCCTGTTGCTGGATGAACACAATATCACCATCATAGATTCTGGCCCCAATCATGGAATCACCCCTTGCCCGTAAGCAAAAGTCAGCCTGAATACCGGCCCCAGCTTCCACATATAGTTCCTTTTCTTCGTTGGCAACAATGGGTTTGCCACAAGCAATATCCCCCAACAGCGGGAAACGCTTGGTTTCAATGGGAAAAAGATTATCAAAGAACTTCAGTTTTTCAGCGTCAAGTTTCTGATTTGGTTCATTCCATCCCATGATATAGGCCGGTGTAGTATCTAATGCGTCAGCAATAGCCTTGATTTTAGATTGAGTAAGGTTACGCTGATCAAGTTCAATCTTATTTATTGAAGAACGGGATTTGTACCCTAATCTTTTACCAAGTTCATCTTGGGATAAACCAAGTTCTTCCCGGCGATTGCGAATTCTGCTTCCTATTGTGGACAAGTGAATGACCCCCTTTCTGTTACTAATTATACGGCGCTGTTGGCGGCTTGTCAACATATTTTTAGCTTTTTCAAAAAAGATGTTGACATTCTTCCTACATCGTGGTAGTATGTGAGTGTAGACAAGATGCCTACCGATTTTGAAGAAAGGGGTGATTGCCGTATGACCAACACAGAGCTGTTGCGTGAGAAGATCGACCAGTCCGGTTATAAACTTCGGTTTATTGCCAAGAAGATTGGAATTACCTATCAGGGCCTTTTGAATAAGATCAATAACCGTAGTGAATTTCGGGCCAATGAGATTCAGGCTTTGTATGATCTTCTTGGCCTGACGGAAGAAGAACGAGTGGCGATTTTTTTTGCCTGTTAAGTAGGCAAAAAGTCTACAAATGGAGTAAGAACTATGAATGAAGTCAGTTTGAAACCGGTCATTGATGAACTTGAAACCTTGTTTTCAAAGTTCAACAAAGCCTTCTTTGAAGGGAAGCTGGAAAAGCCTGTGATCACCGTTTCCCCGGATCATACCCGTGGGGCCTATGGGTGGTGTACCGGTTGGAAGGCGTGGCAAGACGGCACCAAGGAAGGCGGCTATTACGAAATCAACCTGTGCGCCGAATACCTGAACCGCCCCTTTGAAGAAACCTGCGGAACCTTGCTTCACGAAATGGTTCACCTTCAGAACCTTCAGGACAATGTTCAAGACACTTCCCGTTCTGGTTCCTACCACAACTGGAAGTTCAAGGAAACCGCTGAAGCCCACGGGCTGACCGTGGAGAAAGGCGAAAAGTACGGATGGCACAAAACCACCCTGAACCCGCAAGCAGAAGCCTTTGTGAAATCCCTTGGCAAGTCCGGGTTCTGTCTGGTTCGACCCCGTACCAATCCGCTGAAGGGTTCCCGGAAGGGAGGGGATCAAGTTCCCGTAAGTATGTTTGCCCCTGTTGCGGAACCATCATCCGGGCCACCAAGGAAGTTCATGTTCTCTGTGGGGAATGTGAAGTGGCCTTTGAAGAACAGGAGTGATAACCAATGATGATTACCCGCCAAGTTCGGTGTAAAAAGTGCGGGGAAATGTTTCCCCTGACCTATCCCGAAAAGCTATCCGACATTGGCCGGGATGTTATTTCTTACTGTCCGCCGTGTTTACACACGGAAATCTTGAAAAATGAAAGGAGTACGCACAATGACCACCTTTGCAGAGCGTTTGAAGAACGCTATGGAACAGGCCAATATGAGCCAATCCGCCCTGTCTGAACAGGCCGGGGCTTCCAAGGCCGCTATCAGCCAATACCTTTCCGGGAAGAACACCCCCGGCCCTGACCGTATCAAGGCCCTTGCCGATGCAACCGGCGTTTCCTTTGATTACCTGATGGGTTATGGAGCCGCCCCGGTTGCGGAACCGCCCATCAAGAAGATCAGCGTGAAGGAAGCCGCCCGGTGCATGGGGAAATCTGATCAGTTCGTCAGAATCGGCCTTCAGCGTGGCCTTCTTCCCTTCGGGAACGCTGTTCCCGGAACCGGCGCTTGCTGGAATTACTACATCAACCCCACCAAGTTCCGTGATTATGTGGGTGCTGATCAGTTCAATTCTTTCTTCGGCCTTACGGCCTGATTTTTAGAAAAGGAGTAAAGCAATGAAAACCAGATTTGATGGAACCTTGTGGATCGGAGCCGGTGGACAGGCTTTCCGCCCCGCAGAAATGGGAACCGATCACCTGTTGAACACGGTGAAGATGCTGAAGAACCGCCCCGGCGTGGTGATAGCTATGGTGGTTCGTGACATTGAAGCCACCCCTGACTGTTGCCCTTTTGATCCCTTCGGTGGCGGTCATTCCGAGTTAGTGAAACAGTCCTTGTTCAACATCACTTCCCTTTCCCCGGAACAGGTGAGTGATTACGCCCTGAACAGCCCCTTGGGAATGGCTATGAAGGCCGAACTTCTTTCCCGTGGTGTGAATGTGGAAAATTACCTTTCCATGATTGAAGGGCCTGAAACCCTATGATCACGCTGTTCCAGCACCAACAACAGGCCCTTGATGAAACCGAGGGAAAAAACCGAGTGGCCTATTACCTTGATATGGGCCTTGGGAAAACCTTTGTTGGTTCCGAAAAAATGATGAAGCTGGACAAGCGGATCAATCTGGTGGTGTGCCAATGTTCAAAAGTTCAAGACTGGATTGAACATTTTCAAGACCACTACACCCGGAATTGTGTGTTCGACCTGACCAACCCCAAAACCTTCAAATGGTTCTTTGAACAGGTTCAGCATGAAGTTCCAACCCTGATGATTGGCGTGATCAACTACGAACTGACCTTCAGGCGGAATGTGCTGAAAACCCTGACCGGCTTCACGCTGATGTTGGATGAAAGTTCCCTGATCCAGAACGAGAACGCCAAACGGTCAAAGTTCATTCTTGGGCTGAAACCGGATAATGTGATCCTTCTGTCAGGCACCCCCACGGGCGGCAAGTATGAAAACCTGTGGAGCCAATGCCAACTGTTGGGGTGGAAGATTTCAAAAGAACTGTTCTGGAAGCAGTACATTCAAACGGAATGGGTTGAAACCGATGGATTTTGGCGGCAACAGATTACCGGCTATAAGAATGTTGACCGGCTGAAGATGAAGCTGGCCGAACATGGGGCCGTTTTCATGACTACCGAACAGGCCGGGATCAGCCTTCCAAAACGGAACTGGATCAAGGTCAAAACCCGCCCTTCACCCCTTTATTGGAAGTTCTGGAATGATCGCTATATTGCGATTGACAGCGCCAACCTTGGTGAATTTGAACTGGATGCGGATTTCTACGGTTCCAATGCCCATTGTGAACGGGAATTGATTGGTGATACCAGCTTGACCCGCCGCCTTTACGCCCGTCAGCTTTGCGGCCTATATAACCCAGCCCGTTATGAAGCCTTCCGGGATTTGGTGAACAGTACGGAAGATCGCTTGATCGTGTTCTATAACTTCATGGAAGAAATGGAACGCCTGAAGGGGATTGCCAAGGGCCTGAACCGGCCTGTGTCTGTTCTTTCCGGTGAAGAAAAGAACTTGGATGCTTACCGCTACCAGCATAACAGCATTACCTTCATTCAGTATCAGGCCGGTGCAATGGGCGGCAACTTTCAGCTTGCCAACAAAATCATTTACTTCAGCCTTCCCCAAGGTTCGGAATTGTGGGAGCAATCCCAAAAGCGTATTCACCGCCTTGGGCAAGAACGGCCATGTTTCTATTACCTGATGATCTGTCCGGGAACGGTTGAAGAAGATATTCTTTCCACTTTGGAAATGAGAAAGGACTACACCGATGAACTATTCAGAAAGTATGAGCAAGCGGCAACAGCGCCGCAAAGCCCTTAACCAGCGGTTCAGGCGGATGTTCCTTGTGGCCCTTCTGATGGGCCTTGCAATGGGGTTTATATTTGGGCGCTGTTCTGCTGTCAACAGCAAGGCCCCGGATGCCCCCATTGAACCGGATCAGCTTACCGCCGTGACCCCGGATGTGACCTTGGAGCCGGTGGAAATTCCGCTGGTGGAAGAACCCGCCGAACCTGAACCGGTGCTGTTGGGCAGTTTCAGAATTACCGCCTATTGTTCCTGTGAAAAGTGTTGCGGCGAATGGGCCAAGAACCGGCCCAACGGCATTGTGTATGGTGCCGCTGGTGTGGAACTGAAAGCCGGTGTTTCCTGTGCTTCCCCGCTTCCCTTGGGAACCGTGGTGGAAGTGGAAGGCTTGGGTGAATACATCGTTCAGGACCGCCCCGCCCAATGGGTGATTGACAAATACGGTGAAAACCAGATCGACATTTATTTTGACAACCATGAAGCCGCTTCCGCCTTCGGCCTGAAGCAGTTGAATGTTTATCTGAAAGGAGAACCCGAAAAATGATCAAATGTGAAAATGCTTGCCCCCGTGGAAAATTTGATGGGTGTTGCCACAAATGCCCTGATTTCCACACTTGTCCTGATTCCTGTCAGGAAAACCCGAACGCCTGTGGTTCGGCCACCTTCGATGAAGAAACGGCCCTTCAGGAGTTCAAGAACACACAGCTTGCCACCTTGAACGCCATTGCTTCCTTGACCGCCCACAAGAAGGCCATTGAGGATCAGGAAAAGGAAATGAAGGCCAAGTTGTATGAAGCAATGGTGAAGTTCGGCGTGGATAAGTTTGAATCCGATGTTCTGAACCTTACCCTTGTGAAGCCCACCAATGCCACCAGCATTGATTCCGCCAAGCTGAAGAAGAAATACCCGGACATTGCTTCCGAATGTTCCAAGACCACCGCCAAGGCCGGTTATGTGAAGATCACCCTGAAGGGCGGTGGGCAGTAATGCCGAATTGGTGTAAAGGATCACTGAAAGTTCGTGGGAAAATTTCTGATTTGAAGAAATTTGTTCAACAGGGGCTTGAGCCGGTTAGTTATATAGGAGATGCTTTAGAACCTTTGGTGTTCACCACTGAAGATGAAACTTCATTCTTTGTGAGGGAGAATAAAGTTTCCCTTTGGATGAAGGGAACCCACCGCCATTTCTGTGAGCCTAATTATATTGAGGTTTACGCCGATGATCAAGAAACGCCCGTTATTATGATTCTACCTATGAAGGCGGCGTGGTCTATTGATGCAGAGCCTTTACAGGAATTGTGCAAAAAGTTCCATGTTGATATGAAGATTCAAGGGTTTGAACGAGGAATGGAGTTCAGTCAAGTTATTGAAATCGTTGATGGTGAAATTGTTCAAGATGAAGAACTTCACTATAACGATTGGAATTGGGATTGCCCATGCCCGGAAATGGGTGGGTGAAGCCAATGAAGAAACAGATTGATATTTGTGCCACCTGTGTTCACGATGAACCCGGTTATTGTTCCGTCATTGGCACCATTCCCCATTGCTGTTCCCGCCATTGGCATTGCGAACCGGGAAAAGCCGCAAAGGACTATGTTCCCAAACAGGAAGAAGGTGAAGCTGATGGCAAGGGATGAAGTATGGGATGCCCTGAAGAATCATGCCAAACAGGTTCATTCAGAACGGGTTGCAAAGAACCCCGACCGGATCGCCTATGCCATTCAGCAGTTTGAAGCCCACGGCATTGAATACCAACTGAAAAATGAGCAAACAGGCCACTTTCATTGTTGGCGAAAGTCTGATGATAAACTGTTCCAATTCTACGCTGGAACGGGTAAAATTCAGGGCTTCACCCAAGTCAGAGGTATTCACAGCCTGATTCAGATGTTGGAGGGGTGAGCCGATGGCCGGTGAAAAAAACTTTGAAAATTGCCTGAAGAAATGGCTGGAAGCTGAAGGAATATATCCCTTGGGTGAACCTGTTGACCGCATGAGCGCCCCGCCCTGTGGCTTCTATGAAAAGCGCTGGGGTGGAAGCCGGTATGTGAAAAGCGGCCTTCCCGATATGCGGATCACCGTGAAGGGCATTGCCCTTGAAGTGGAGCTGAAGGCCACCGATGGAACCCCATCTGTGCTTCAGAAGCGTAATTTGGCCCAAATCAACGGTTCACAGGGGTTCGGGTTCATCCTTTACCCGGAAGGCTTTGAAGCCTTCAAGACTATTGTGAAAGGGGTGAAACAATGCGAGTTTCCCACAGCCGGGTTGAAGTCTTTGATAGATGCCCATACAAATACCGCTTGCGATATGTGGAAGGGATAGATACGATCCCAAACACGGACGCAGACAACGCCCTGATCCTTGGCACCGCCCTTCACACCGGCATTGAAGAAGGGGTTGAACAAGCCCTTGACTTCTACAAGAACAGCTTCCCGGTTCTGACGGATGATCACATTCATGAAATGATGAAGTTGGAAGCCATGATCCCCAAGGCAAAGGCCATGTTGCCACCGGGCGGAACCTTTGAATTGCCTATTGGGAACGCTGATTTCATCGGCTTCATGGATTATCTGGTTCCCGTGGGGAAGGGCCTGAAGCTGGATGGGATGATCACCGGTGAAGATTTGGATGAATTTGAAGCGTTTGATCTGTACGATTTCAAGTATTCCAACAACGCCAAGAACTACGCCGTTTCCGGCCAGCTTCACGAATACAAGTATTGGTATGAACTGACCCATCCCGGCCACCGGATCAGAAATATGTATTTCCTGATTGTTCCCAAGCCCAAGATCAGGCAGAAAAGCACCGAAACCCTTTCCCAATTCCGTGACCGCTTGCAAGCGGCCTTGAAAGATGCTGAACCAACGCTGATGCCGGTTCAGTACAACCCCATGAAGATTGTGGACTTCCTGACCGATGTGAAGCACATGGTTGAAGCCACAGACTTTCCCAAGAACCCAAACCATTTTTGTGGATGGTGTGAGTATGAAGAATATTGTCAGAAAGGATGGGATTATATGTTACTTCCCAAGAATGAACGCCGTGATCTGAACGCCACCAAGAAGAAGGTTGTGTGGCTTTACGGCGCACCCTTCAGCGGCAAAACCTTCTTTGCCAATCAGTTCCCCGATCCCCTGATGTTGAACACGGATGGCAACATCAAGTTTGTGGATGCCCCCTATATCGCCATTCGTGACACCGTTACGGTGGAAGGCCGTATCACCAAGCGCAAGTTGGCCTATGAAGTGTTCATGGATGCCGTGGCCGAACTGGAAAAGAAACAGAACGATTTCCGAACCATCGTGGTTGACCTTCTGGAAGATGTTTATGAATCGTGCCGGGTTTACATCTGTGACCGTCAGGGCTGGAAGCATGAATCTGATGATTCCTTCCGTGCGTGGGATATGGTCAGAAGTGAGTTCCTGAACACCCTGAAGCGGCTTGTGAATCTGGACTATGAAAACATCATCCTGATCAGCCATGAGGACAGAAGCCGTGACCTGACCCGCAAGGGCGGCGATAAGATCAGTTCCATCAAGCCGAACCTTCAGGATAAGGTGGCAAACAAGGTGGCCGGTATGGTTGATCTGGTGGCCCGTATCGTGGCGGACGATGATGAACGGGTGCTGTCTTTCAAGACTTCTGAAGTGATCTTCGGCGGTGGCCGTTTGACTGTCCGTGATAAGGAAATCCCGCTGACCTATGACGCTTTCTGTGAAGTCTACGAGGAAGCCAACCAGAAGGCCGCAGGAGCCGTGAAGCGTGGCGGCAATACCCCGGCTACCCCCGCACCTGAAACCACCGACACGCCCACCACAGCGCCCAGCAGAAGGGGCAGAAAGGCCAAGACTGAAACCCCGCCCCCGGCTGATAACTATGATCCGGCTGAAGATGCGGCAAAGGCGGCTTGTGGTGATCCTGATGGAACTTGGACACCGGGCGGCGGTGAAAAGGATGATTCTGTTCCTGTTGCTGAACCGGCCACCGGTGACACCCCGCCTTGGAACGATCTTCCCAAATGCCCGGACGGTGAACGCATTTTCAAACAGCATGACCAGAACCCGGAAATCCCCCTTTGCCCGTCCATTGACGCTGGCCACCGTTGCCACAAGGAAGGCGGCCCCGATGGTTGCCCCCTGTGGGATCGCCCCAAGGCCCCGGCAGAGGAAGCCGCACCCAAGATGGATGCCAACCCGCCCCGCCGTACCCGGAGGAAGCGTGAAGAATAATGGCTGAAGTGCTGATGATTGCCGGGAAGCCTGAAACCATCTTCAAGGCCCGTGATTTTGAATATCTGGTTGAAAAACACATGGGCTATGAAGCGGCCAAGTATTTCCGGGAATACGCGGAAAAGGCTGATGAAGAAGTCAGATCGGCCAAGGCCGGCGAAAACACAGACCTTGCTTCCTATGAAGCTGACCTTGAAAGCAACCGCAGAGCCTTTCAAGACATTCAGGATGAATTGATCTGCATTTCCAACATTCTTCGTTGGAAACGGATGAACCGGGAGTTGCTTTCAGACCATGTGAAGCGCATTAAAACCATCATTTCCAACCAAATATAAGGAGGAACTACAACATGAAAAACGATGCCCTGAACAGGTTCAAAGAAGAAATGAACCGCCGTGGCCTGATTCGCAAGATTCAGGTGTGTGCAAACCTGATCCCCCCCCCGCCCGATGCTGACCCGGAATCCCTGATCCAGCTTCACCGGAACGCCGCAAAGATGGCGATTGCTAACTATGCCGCCAACCACGATGATTTCTATGAAGTGATGTTTGATGCGGCGTTGGATCATCTGTTGGATGGGGTTCTGACCGATGATTTGTTTGCCCCTGATAAGGAATTTGCCCCTACGAAAGAAGAAGTTGACACTATGAACTGGGCCAAGGAAACCGCTGAACTTGTGAACGGCCTGTTTCATGGGTTGGCTGATATTCTCAAAACCATTTGAACATAACAACATTTTTGGAGGTAAAAAACTATGGCTATTGATTTTGACAAGATTGATCGTTCCGTTGATCTGAAGGGCCTTCAGGCCGATGTGGAGGATGCCAAGAAGAACGGCGGCGGTGATTTCCCCACCATTCCCGCTGGCAAGTATGAAGTGAAGCTGGAAAGCATGGAGATCAAAGGCACCAAGGCCGATCCCAACCGCCCCATGCTGGCCGTGTCCTTCAAAATCCTGTCCGGTGAGTTCAAGAACCAGCGCCTTTTCATGAACCGTGTCCTTTACGGCACCAAGAATGACAAGAACATGATTGCTTCCGCTATGGGCTTCCTTGAAAAGCTGGATTCCGGTGTTCCTGTCAGCTTCACCAGCTACAAGCAGTTTGCCCAGCTTGTTCTTGATGTGGCGGAAGCCATTGATGGAACTTTGGAATATGCGGTGGACTACGATGATTCCCGCTTCAATTCCATCACCGTTGACGAGGTTTTCGAGGTTGAAAACTGACCCAAATTTTTTTACAATGGTTGTAGGCAAATAGTCTACCGCAAAGCAACTGTTGTCTACTTGAAAGTTCACTTTCAAACCGGGGCGAAAGCCCCGGAGTGGCCCCAAGTGAAAGCCTTCCCGTGGCGGGGCTGATAAGGCGGCAACGCTGACCGATTTCACAAAAGCTGAAAGGATGTGAGTTGATGATCTTCTATGATTTTGAGGTTTTCCGGTATGACTGGTTGGTTGTCCTGATCGACCTGAACGCCCGGAAAGAAACCGTGATTATCAATGATCCCGACAAGCTGAAGCGTTTCTATGAGGAACACAAGGGCGTGATTTGGGCCGGTTACAATTCCCGGAACTATGATCAGTACATCCTGAAGGCCATTCTGTGTGGGTTTGATCCAAAGCCTGTGAACGATTGGATCATTGCAGAGGACAAACCCGGTTACAGATATTCAAGCCTGTTCAGGGAATACCCGCTGATCAATTATGATGTGATGCCGAACCCGCCAATCAGCCTGAAGGCGCTGGAAGCGTTTATGGGCCATTCCATCAAAGAAACTTCTGTTCCCTTCGACATTGACCGGCCTTTGACTGAAGCAGAGTTGGCCGAAACAGTCAAGTATTGCCGCCATGATGTGGAACAGACGGTGGAAGTGTGGTTGAGGCGGAAGGAAGATGAATTTGATGCCCAAATGTCACTTGTGAAGGCGTTCCACCTTCCTATTTCTGACATTGGTCGCACCAAGGCCCAGCTTTCCGCCAAAATCCTTGGAGCCGTTCAGCGGGAACACAATGATGAATTTGAAATTGAGTTCCCGCCCAGCTTGCGGATTGAAAAATACACGGAAGTTTTGAACTGGTACAAGAACCCCCTGAACCGTGACTATTCCAAAACCCTTGAATTGGATGTGGCCGGGGTTCCCCATGTGTTCGCTTGGGGTGGCCTTCATGGGGCCATTCCCAAATATCACGGGGAAGGCTGGTTTGTCAATGTGGATGTGGCTTCCTATTACCCGTCTTTGATGCTGGTTTATAAGTGGCTTTCCCGTAATGTTCACGATCCTTCCAAGTATGCGGAAATCTACCACACCCGCCTGAAGCTGAAGGCGGAAAAGAACCCCATGCAACAGCCTTACAAGATTGTTCTGAACAGCACCTATGGCGCTATGAAGGATAAGCACAATGCCATGTATGATCCCCGGCAAGCCAACAATGTTTGTGTGGGCGGTCAGCTTCTTCTTCTGGATTTGATTGAACGGCTGGAAGATCATTGTGAAATCATCCAGAGCAACACGGATGGTATTTTGGTCAAACTTCGCCGGTATGAAGATTTTGAAATGCTGGACGATCTGTGTTGGGAATGGGAGCAAAGAACCGGGATGCGTCTTGAATTTGATGAATTTCAAAAGGTGTATCAGAAGGATGTGAACAATTACATCATTGTTCCTTCCGGGCCGCTTCGTGACGAAAAAGGGAAACCCCGCTGGAAGTGCAAGGGTGCCTATGTCAAAAAGCTGTCCGATCTGGATTATGACCTTCCCATTGTCAACCGGGCTATTGTGAACTATTTCCTTCAGGGGATCAGCCCGGAAACAACCATCATGGAATGTTCCGATCTTCGAGATTTTCAGAAGGTTGTGAAGGTGTCCAGCAAGTACAAATACGCCCTTTATTCCCCGGTAATTACGGAAGCTAAGATCAGGGATGAAAAAGGCCGTTCCAAGAAAATCACCCGCTTCAGTGGTGGGGAGGTTCAGACGGATAAAACCTTCCGGGTGTTCGCTTCCAAGGATCAGAGCAAGGGCGGAATCTTCAAGGTTTCCGGGAAAATCGTCAAGGGCCGGGAAAAGAACCCTGAAAAGTTCGGAAACACCCCGGATCATTGTTTCTTCATCAATGATGATGTGACCAACCTTCCTATCCCGGATGAACTGGACAAGCAGTATTACATTGATGTTGCTTGGGATCGGTTGAAAGATTTCGGGGTGGAACGATGAACAATAAAACCTTTCGGGGGGGGGAGCGTTGAAGCATGGAACTGTTTAGGGGCTATGTGCCTACCAGAAATAAACAATGCCTTGAAAAGTTCAAAGGCGTTGAAAAACTGAAAACCCGTTCAGAAGTCCAAGACCTTGATGAATACGCCGGTATTCTTGGGGAAGAAACCATCCTGATTGATGTGGATGATGCGGAAACATCTGAACTTCTGTTCAGAATGGTTCAGGATTTAGAACTGAAGTGCAGAGTGTACGCCACCACACGGGGAAAACACTTCTTGTTCAAGAACTGTGGTGTTAAAAAAAGCTGGACGAAATGCACCTTGGCCGTGGGTATCACCACGGATGGAAAGGTTGGAGCCAATAACAGCTATGAAATCTTGAAGTCCGGTGGCGTGGAACGGCCCATTCTGTATGACTTCCCTGAAGGGGAGATTCAGGAACTTCCCAAGTGGCTGACCCCGGTGAAAAGCAACTATGATTTCCCGAACCTTGGTGAAGGTGATGGGCGGAACCAAACCCTATTCAACTACATTCTGACCCTTCAGAGTGACGATTTTACCAAGGAAGAAGCCCGTGAATGTATCAGGCTGATTAACCGTTATGTGCTGAAGAAGCCCCTTTCCGACAAGGAACTTGATGTGATCCTTCGGGATGATGCCTTCAAGAAAACATCCTTCTTCCGGGATAAAACCTTCCTGTTTGATAAGTTCGCCACCTACCTAAAGAACAACAACCATATTGTGAAGATCAATAACCAGCTTCACATTTACAAAGATGGTATCTATGTTTCCGGTGCCGGTGAGATTGAAGGGGCCATGATCAAGCTGATCAGCAACCTGAAACGGGCGTGGCGTTCGGAAGTCCTGTCCTATCTGGAAATCATGATTGAGGAAAACACCAAGGCCACCAACCCGAATATCATTGCTTTCAGCAACGGCCTTTACAATATCCGGGATGGTTCCTTCAAAGAGTTCACCCCGGATGTGGTCATTACAAATAAAATCCCGTGGCCGTACAACCCCGCCGCCCATGATGATCTGTTGGATCATACCCTGAACCGGCTGGCCTGTGATGATCCTGAAGTTCGGGCCTTGCTGGAAGAAATGGTGGGCTATTGTATGTACCGCCGCAACGAACTTGGCAAAGCCTTCATCCTGATTGGCGATAAGAGCAACGGCAAATCCACCTTTCTTCATGTGGTGAAGAACCTTCTTGGGGATCAGAACATTGCTTCCCTTGACCTGAAGGAATTGGGCGATAGGTTCAAAACCGCTGAACTGTTCGGCAAGCTGGCGAACATCGGTGATGATATTGGTGATGAATTTATTGCCAATGCTTCCGTGTTCAAGAAGCTGGTCACGGGTGATCGGGTGAATGTGGAGCGCAAAGGCCAAGATCCTTTTGAGTTCAACAATTATTCCAAGTTCCTGTTCAGCGCCAACAATATCCCCCGTATCAAGGACAAAACCGGAGCCGTTCAGCGGCGTTTGGTGATTGTTCCCTTCGATGCCAAGTTCACCCCCAATGATGCTGACTTCCGCCCGTTCATTAAGGATGAACTGTGTGAACAGGGATCAATGGAATATCTGGCCTTACTTGGCCTTCAGGGGTTGAAGCGGGTGCTTGGCAATGCACAGTTCACCACTTCCACCAGAGTTCAGGGGCAGTTGGACGAATACGAGGAAAACAACAACCCCATCATTGGGTTCATCAATGAAGTGGGCGTTGACGGGATTGAAAATGAAGCCACCGATTCCGTGTATCGCCGGTATAAGGAATATTGCATTGCGAACAACTTCCAAGCCCTTTCCAAGATTGAGTTTTCCCGGCAGATCACAAAACGCTGTGGCTTCACAACGGTTCCCAAGTGGATCAGAAACCGGAAAACCCGTGTGTTTGTGAAAGGCGGTGACACAGAATGAGTGGTTCCAAGAAGGTGTTCACCACATTAGGCAGTTCCAACCATGTTCCTGAAGAACGAGAAGCATTTGATTACTACGCCACCGATCCAAGGGCCGTGGAAATGCTTCTGGAACTGGAACAGTTTTCCCCGGTCATTTGGGAACCGGCCTGTGGTGAAGGCCACATTTCCAAGGTACTTCAGGCCCACGGTTATGAAGTCATTTCAACCGATTTGATTTACCGGGGCTTCGGTGATCCTGAACCGCTGGATTTCCTGAAGGAAACGCTGGACGATTTTGAAGGCGATATAATCACAAACCCGCCGTATTCAATGGGGCTTGAATTTGTTCAAAGGGCGCTTGAAAGCGTCCGCCCCGGTGGGAAAGTGACTATGTTCCTGAAGGTTCAGTTTTTGGAGGGGCAAAAACGGGGTGAGTTCTTCAGACATACCCCCCCCCGAAAGGTTTATATCAGCCGTTCCCGGCTGGCCTGTTATAAAAACGGTGATATGACCGGGAAACCGGAAAGCGCCATTGCCTATGCGTGGTATGTGTGGGAAAAGGGCTTCACAGGTGATCCGGTGATCAAATGGTTCAACTGAAAGAAAGGATGATTTTAATGTTACCTAAAACCAAAACGGAACGCCATTCCGATATTTGCAAGGAAATCAATGCCTTGTACGCACGAAAAAATCATGACTATGGTGACAGCTTTCACCAGACCTTCACGGAAGAAGGAATGGCAATGCCCCGGATCAGACTTGGGGATAAGCTGGCCCGGTTCAAGAGCCTGACCAAATCCGAGGTTCAGGAAGTCAAGGATGAATCTATCCGTGATACCCTGATTGACCTTGCCAATTACGCCATTATGACGGTTCTTGAACTGGACGATCTGAAAGCGGAGGAACACGCCGATGAACGCTAACCGTTATATGCGGGATTCCTTGCGAACCGCTGACCGTTCCAACATGGATCGGCTGAAGCTGGAATGTGCCTTGGGCCTTTGCGGTGAAGCCGGTGAAGTGGCCGAACAGGTGAAGAAACATTTCTTCCACGGCCATGAACTGGACAAGCGCCACATGATTGAAGAACTTGGTGATGTGGCTTGGTATTTGGCCGTTCTGTGTGATGCCATTGGTTCTGACCTTGATACGGTCATGGAAGAAAACTTGAAAAAGCTGGAACAGCGTTACCCTGAAGGGTTCGATCCTTACCGGTCACAGCACCGGAATGAATTGGGAGGTTGAAGAAAATGAAAATTATCAAGCCTGATGTGCAGTTCATCACCCCGATTGATGGGGCCACTATTCTGAAGCGGCTGGAACAATGTGGCCGTGTCTGCTACAAGTCCGAGGACAAAATCACGGAAGGTTCCGCTGAAAAGTTCGTTGCCGGGATCATCAAGCGTGGGCATGAAGCGGTTTTGGAACATTGTTCCTTCACGGTGAAGTTTATTTGTGATCGTGGGGTTTCTCATGAGATCGTCCGCCACCGGATGGCTTCTTACTGTCAGGAATCCACCCGCTATTGCAACTACGGCAAGGGCAAGTTCGGTGAGGAAATCACGGTGATTGAACCTTGCTTCTGGCCTGAAGGTTCTGATTTGTATTGGGCATGGAAAAACGCTTGTCTGATCTCTGAACAATGCTATTTTTCTTTGTTGAAATCAGGAGCCACCCCGCAAGAAGCCCGTTCCGTTCTGCCCAACAGCCTGAAAACGGAAGTGGTCATGACGGCCAACATTCGTGAATGGCGGCATTTCCTGAAGTTGCGCTGTTCACCCGCCGCACACCCGCAGATGCGGGAAGTGGCCCTGATCCTGTTGGACAAGGTTCACGCCCTGATTCCGGTTTGCTTCGATGATATTTGGAGTGAATACCATGCCGATGTTTAAGAAGTCCGGTGGTAAAATCTTCGCCGTTCAGTTCAACAAAGCTGAAGAACGGGCCTTGGATCAGGAAATCAAGAAACAGATTGTGGAAAATGATCGGGCCTTTGACATGGACAAAGAATCATCCATCCTGTGGATGCTTCATACCCAATTTGGATTTGGCCCCAAGCGCCTGAAGCTGGCGTGGAAGCTGTTCTATGCCGAAACCCTGAAGCTACGGGAATATTACCTGATGGAACAGGCCGATGATGGGTGGTTGGCCCGTAAAAAGTTGAAGGACATTGGGTGTGACATTGAAAAATGGTACAGAGAAGAAGGAGGGAAAACCGATGCCTAAACCTTGGGAAAATGCTGAAGGGTATCACGATCCGACAGCCTACCACGGCACAAAGAATATCATCCGTGACGAGGATGAACAGCAGAAGCGGGTGAACACCCTGATCTTCGTCCTGAAGTACATCACCCGTTTGGCGGGGTTTGAACTTCTGAACCGCATTGAAATCAAAGACCGTAAGACCGGGAGGGAATACCGATGAAAAAAGAAGTTTTGGTTCATGGGGCCATGAAATACCGCTGTGATAAATGCGGACGGTCATGGTGGATGTTCTTGGAAAAGGGCATTGAAGAATTTGGTAAGAATCACAAGCCTTCGCCATTTTGTATCATGTGCCGTTGTGGTGGAACGGCTATGGATGTTTCTGGAATTGTCAAAATCCCCGATGGTGGCTATAAACCCCTTCCCGCTGGTGAAGGATATTTCGCCAATAAAAAGGATTCTGATTGTGGGGTTCCGGTTCTTCCCGTCTTTCTTCAGTAGGGGTTGGAACAGCGTGTGGAACAGGTATGGAATAGATGTTTTTTCTATATCTGTTCCGCACGAAAACCCTTGATTTTCAAGACTTTTTCAGTTGTTTTCAGGGAACGGAACAGATGGAACAGATGTAAATATACTTTCTTCTTATTAAGAAAAAAATATATAAGAAATGTGTATATAAGGAACTGCCCGTTTTATCTGTTCCATGCGTTCCAAAGTCCTGAAACCACTTGATTTTTCAGCATTTATTAACGGTACAGATGCAATGAAAACGGAACAGACCACCGCAGAAAGGATGTGTTACATAGTGAATGACAAAGACCTTTCCCAACAGGCTAAAGAATACTTTGCCCAAATCAGGAAAACGGATCGTTTGATCCATCGGCTTGATAGCACCATTGCAACCTTGCGTTCCAGCTTGACTTCTACCGGAAGCCAACTGAAACAGGACAAGGTTCAGACTTCAGGCCCCAAGAATACCCTTGAAGAAACCATCACCAAGATTATTGATCTTGAAGCCAAGATCAATGCCCGGATTGATGAACTTGTGAGCATGAAACAGGAAGCGTTCACCATGATCAACCGGATTCCTGACCTTGATCAGCAAAATATTCTGATCGGGCGCTATATTCAGTTGAAAAAATGGGAAGATATTTCTGAAGAACTGAATTATTCTATGCAATGGGTTTTTGAACTTCACGGAAAGGGTTTACTTGCTTTTGCCAAGGCAAACAGCGACTTTCTAAACAACCGAGAAAACCAGAGTACCACCGGTTCCAAACAGAGTAAAGAATCGGTAGAATAGTAAATAAGAAATTGCGCCTACGGGAAACCGGGGCGCTTTTTCTATGCCTGATGAAAGGGGTGAATACCTGTGACACCAAGACAGCGAAAGTTCTGTGATGAATACCTGATCAGCGGCAATGCTACGGATGCGGCAATCAAGGCGGGGTATTCGCCCAAGACCGCAAAGCAGACGGGTTCTGAAAACCTTGCAAAACCTGACTTGAAAGCGTACATCGAAACCGAACTTGAAAAACTTCATTCGGCCAAGATCGCTGATGCTGAAGAAGTCATGAAATACCTGACTTCGGTAATGCGGGGTGAACATACTGAAGAAATCCCGATCCTGTGCGGTGACGGTTGCCAAGAGTTGACGCAGAAAGAGGTTGGGGCCAAGGAAAGGCTGAAGGCCGCTGAACTGATCGGCAAGCGTTATGGTATGTTCACGGACAAGGTAGGTGTGGAAGGGGCCGTTCCGGTGATTATCACGGGGGATGATCAACTTGAAGATTAGCCCACAGGCCAAGCGGGTTCACCTTCCTGAAGTGGTTGGCAAGGGTTACGGAACCTTCTGGAACTTCAAAGGCCGTTACCGGGTGTGTAAGGGAAGCCGTGCTTCCAAGAAATCCAAGACAACGGCCCTGAACATCATCAAACGGATGATGCAATACCCGGAAGCCAATACCCTTGTGGTTCGCAAGGTGTTCAGAACCTTGAAAGATTCCTGTTTCACCGAACTGAAATGGGCAATCAACCGCCTTGGGGTTTCAGCCTATTGGGAAATTAAAGAAAGCCCCCTTGAAATGACCTACCTTCCCACCGGTCAGAAGATTTACTTTCGGGGCCTTGATGATCCCCTGAAGGTTACTTCAATTACGGTTGAAATAGGGTTTCTGTGCTGGTGCTGGATTGAAGAAGCATACGAAATCATGAATGAAGCTGATTTTGATATGCTGGATGAATCCATCCGTGGTGCTATCCCAGAAGAAACCGGCCTGTTCAAGCAAATCACGCTGACATTCAACCCGTGGAACGAAAAGCATTGGATCAGGAAACGCTTCTTCGGGGAGATCACCGGCAAGGATGCCCAAGGGAACCCCACATACAAGTTCCATGATAGCTGGATCAGCCCGGATGGGCAGATTTACGCCACAACCACCAATTACCTGTGTAATGAATGGCTGGATACGGCGGATTTGAAGGTGTTCAACACCATGAAGGAAAACAACCCCCGCCGCTACAAGGTGGCTGGCCTTGGGGGTTGGGGCATTGTGGATGGCCTGATTTTCGATAATTGGCGGGAAGAAGCCTTTGATTATCTGGCTATTTCCAAAAAGCCTGATGTGAAAAGCGCCTTCGGCCTTGACTTCGGTTATACCAACGATCCCACGGCCCTATTCTGTGGGCTGGTAAGTGAGAAGGAAAGAACCATTTGGGTTTTTGATGAACTGTATGAAAAGGCCCTGACGAACCGGGCAATCTGTGACCGGATCACCGGCATGGGCTACGGCAAGGAACGGATCAAGGCCGATTGTGCCGAACCCAAGAGCATTGATGAATTGCGGGATGCTGGCCTTCATCGTATCAGAGCCGCCCGGAAGGGCAAGGACAGCGTGAACAATGGAATCCAGTACATTCAGGGTTACACCATCATTGTTCATCCCCGATGCGTGAACTTCATCACAGAGATTTCAAACTACACATGGGCAGAAGATAAGTTCGGGGCCAAGATCAATGTTCCCATTGATGATTTCAACCACCTTATGGACGCTATGCGTTACGGGCTGGAAGATATGTTGGTTGGCCCCGCCTTCAGCTTCGACTAATAACATGATAGTAACAAAATCCCCCGGAAATCGTGTGATTCCGGGGGATTGCAATTATTAAGCAATGAAGAAAGGCGGTAAGTGAATATGTTTCTGGATAACGCTATGGAGCGTATCAACCGCCTGATCCTTCAGGGTGGGCGAACCGGCATGACTGAAAATCAGTTCTTCGCCGCTGAAATCAAGGAATGGAAGAATAGTCAGCGCCGCAAGGATCAGGTTATGGGTGATCTGTACTATGAAGGACAGCATGACATTCTTCAGCGTCAGCGCACAATCATTGGTGAAAACGGTCAACTTCAGGTGGTGACGAACCTTCCGAACAACCGCCTGATTGATAACCAATATGCCCTGATGGTGGATCAGAAAACTAACTACCTTGTGGGCAAGCCCTTCACCCTGAACTGTCAGGATAAGGGTTACACGGATGCTTTGGGCAAGGTTTTCAACAAACGGTTTTACCGGCTTCTGAAATATGTTTGTGAAGATGCCCTGAACGGTGGCCTTGGTTGGCTTTATCCTTACTACAATGAAGCTGGTGAATTGTCCTTCAAGCATTTCCCGGCCTATGACATTCTTCCTTTTTGGGCTGACGATGATCACACCATCCTTGATTGTGCGATTCGTTACTACACCCAAGAAGTGTGGAACGGCTACCAGAAGGAAAAGGTGGAGAAGGTGGAAATCTTCAAAGCCGATGGCATTTACCGGTATATCTATCAGAATGATATGCTGATTGCCGATGTGGAAGCCGGTGAACACGAAAACTATTTCATGGTTGAGGAAGAAGGCCAAGAACCCAAGGGGTTCAACTGGACAAGGATTCCGCTGGTTCCCTTCAAGTATAACAAACAGGAAATCCCCCTGATCCGCCGTGTGAAAACCCTTCAGGACGGAATCAACACCATGATTTCCGACTTTGAAAACAATATGCAAGAGGACGCACGGAACACCATTCTGGTTCTGAAGAACTATGACGGTGAAAACCTTGGTGAGTTCCGCCACAACCTTTCCACCTATGGAGCCGTGAAGGTTCGTGAGGATGGCGGGGTTGAAACCCTTCAGGTTGAAATCAATGCAGAGAACTACAAGGGCATTTTGGAACTTCTGAAGAAGTCCTTGATTGAAAATGCCCGTGGCTACGATGCCAAGGATGATCGTTTGAGTGGCAACCCCAATCAGATGAACATTCAATCCATGTATTCTGACATTGACCTTGACGCAAACGGCATGGAAACCGAGTTCCAAGCGGCCTTTGAAGAACTGTTGTGGTTCATCAATCAGGATTTCAGCAACCGGGGCTTGGGCGATTATGAAGACGCTGAACTTCAGATCGTGTTCAACCGTGACATTCTAATCAATGAAACGGAATCCATTGAAAACTGTTCCAAGTCCGTTGGTATTCTGTCCACGGAAACCATTGTGGAACAGCACCCGTGGGTTACGGATGTTGAAGTGGAGCTGGCCCGGTTGCGTAAGGAAAAGGATGAAGCAATGGAACAGGCACAGGAATACGCCGGGGCCTTCCAGACCGGCAACCAGAACAAAGGTGACAATGGCGAGGGTGAATAACCCCCGCCGTTTCACAATATATGCCGGGGCAGACCTTGAGTGTGGCGGGGTGCTATTACTCCTACCCGCCAAAGGGTGAAATTCCCTTCCCCGGCCCATCATGGCCCGTTAGTCAAGCGGTTAAGACACCGCCCTTTCACGGCGGTAACGCCGGTTCGATCCCGGCACGGGCTACCATGCTTCCCTGTTGGACTTGGCTGAAAATGCTTGCGGGGCCTTCAGCCCTGATGGGGAAGTCTTATTTGCTGAAGTGGATGGAATAGGCAGACACGGCGGATTCAAAATCCGTTGCCGCAAGGCGTGTGGGTTCAAATCCCACCTTCAGCACCATTTTTCAGGATTGGAGGAACCGCCCATGAGAAATGCGGACTATTGGCGTGGACGGTTTTCCATCTTGGAGGACAGCGCCCACCGAGAAGCCCAGCGAACCATTCAGGATATGGAAGAACTGTATTTGGATGCCCAGCGTTCGGTTCAGAAGGAAATTGAAAGCTGGTATGCCCGTTTTGCGGTGAACAACCAAATCAGCCTGACCGATGCCCGGAAATGGCTAACCGCTGGACAGCTTGAAGAATTTCATTGGAGCGTTGAACAGTATATCAAGATCGGTGAACAGGCCGGGTTGGATGCGGCATGGCTGAAGAAGCTGGAAAATGCGTCCACCCGGTTCCACATTTCCCGCCTTGAAGCTGTTCAGACAGGTATTCAACAACAGCTTGAATTGCTATATGGCAATCAGGTTGATAGTCTGGATGCCCTGTTGAAGAAAGTTGTGGGCAATGGCTACACCCACACGGCCTTTGAGGTTCAGAAGGGCGTGGGCCTTGGTTGGGATATTACCGGGCTGGATCAGAAAAAACTTGAAACATTGCTTTCAAAGCCTTGGACAACGGACGGGCGAACCTTTAGTGATCGTATTTGGTTCAAGAAACAAGAACTGGTCGATAGCCTTCAAAAAGAATTGGTTCAGGGCCTTCTTCGTGGTGACAGTCCCCAAAAAATCACCGATGCCATTCAGAAGAAGTTCAAAGTTTCCCGGTATCAGGCCGCAAGGCTTGTAAATACAGAAACAAGCTATTTCAACGCCCTTGCCGCAAAAGAGACCTATAAGGAATTGGGCGTTAAGAATGTGGAGATTTTGGAAACGCTGGATTCCATCACCTGTGCATTTTGTGCAAGTATGGATCGAAAAGTGGTTCCCATGTCGGAGTTTCAACCGGGTGTTACCGTTCCCCCGTTTCATCCACATTGCCGAGGAACTACGGTTCCCGCCATTGATGAAAAATATATGGGTGAAAGAGCCGCAAGGAATCAGGATGGAAAAGTTTACTATGTTCCCGGTAATATGAGTTATTCCGAATGGAAGAAAACCTTTGTGGATAAGGGTTCCAAAAACAAGTTGACCCTTGCAACCATCGGGAGTATAATTAAAAATACAGTTTCGATGGTAAAAAGCGAGGGTTCCAATGTGCAGACGGTAGGCCGCATTGATATAGAAAAATACCGTTGCATTACGGACGAGATCGCCACCGATGAAGTGATTATCACCCCGGAACGGATTCAGCATATTGAAGAACGCCACCCCGGAGATTACGAACAGTTCGTTAAGTATGTTGCGGATATTCTGGAAAACCCGGATTACATCTTGGAAGCAAACAAGCCTAATACCGGTGTGATTCTGAAAGAAATTGAAGAAAATGGCGAAAAGTTCAAAGTGATTCTACGGGTAAAGGTAGAGAGTGACCCCGCTGAATATCGAAACTCCATCTTGTCCTTCTGGCAAATTGGTGAAACCACATGGAAGAAGAATGTGAAGAACAAGAAAATCCTTTACAAGCGGGAATAATACTGCTATACTTTAGATAGGATAAGAACGGGCTTTGAGGTGGAAAAAGCGTTCCCATACGCCACACGCCTTTTGGTAGTGGGCAAAAGAGATGCCGGGAGTGACGCTCCGGCCAAAGTCCAATCTTCAAGGGAACAGGTGAAAACCTGTTCCCTTCTTCTATGCCTAAAATTTTTCCAAAAACCTCTTGACTTTT